ACAATTGAATTCAAGAGGTGGTCGCATGCGTGATTGTTTCCATGATGGCGATCCTGCAAAAAGGAGAGTTAATTGTCAATACAGTTTTGCTCATAAACACGAACCAGGAAAAGTACATAAATTCTTATGTAGTGACTGCATTAAACGCGGTCATGCCCAAGAATATGATGCTATTCATGGTTCATGTTTACCAGACCAAAACCAGAAAAGACCTGACTTAATCCCAGACGACTTCGAATGGGAATACCAAGACGGCGATCCTGCATACCGAGAACAGCTTGACAAGCTTTGGTTCGATATATATGTTGACAAGTTTGTGTCTTATGGACGCACACCTGTTATATTATTAAACGACCCAGAGGAAGGCATTTATGGTTCAATCCGTAGTGTCAAAGAACAAGCTTTCTTGGTTATGAAGTTTTGCGCGTTTTGGTGTTCTATATTCGTAGTAGTTCACGGAATAAGACGTGTCTTTTCAAAGGACAAGAGCTATCCTGAGGAGGTTTGCTTCGGACAGTCAGCGAAACCCGGACAAGTCAGCGGAAAAGGACGAAAAGCTCGTGCTTACAGCAAGCATCAGGGAGATAACGATGCGCATGGTCAAGCTGGAAATCAACTATTGTATTATATCAATGGTGTTGCTTTCAATGCTATTCCAATTAAAGGTAAGACTTTTATGACCTATTCTCATGCATTTTTGCAAGAGGATGGATCAATGATACCTAACGGTACAAGTCTTAAAATTAAATGGAATGGTACTACTGAAACAACACATTTGAATTATGAAAATATGTTGAGATCTAGTGACGGCGATGATGTTGTGTTTTATACACACACATGCACAAAGTTACCTCAATTCCCTGATCAAGTTAAGAAGTTCTGGACAATTGAAGAAATGGAGGGATTTAATTCTACACAATCATTGATTCACATCGATGGAGTGCCTTGTTATACCAATGCACATTTGCGTAAAAATAAATCTTATAAATACTTAACAAAATTCTATCTTATGGATGAGTGCTTAATGTACAAATTCCCTACTAAGAAAGGAGATTGTGGAGTACCTATTACTTCGGTTGGACAGAACTTCCCAAACAAGATCATGGGGATGCATGTTGCAGGAGGTAGTGATGGTAATGACAGCTATGGTTTAGCAGTTATAGTCACCAAAGAAGATGTACTTGCGGCTTTAGAACCAGCGAAATTTACGGAACCTGATTGCGATTTCCTAGGAAATGGACCTTTCTCATTAGAAGGCCCCAATCTTAGGAGCGTAACTTATGTTCCCTTGGGTGACCAAGTAACAATTTCGCGTAAGAGTGCTATAACCAAGAGTATCATCAGTGATGACTTACTGACGAGACCTAAGAAACACTTACCATTATTATCCCCTCACGACTCACGAGCAGAAGGGAAAGATCCGTTGATTGAGATGTTGGTCGACACGCTCGATGTGGAAGCTCCTACAATAGATCAGGAGTTAGTGGAGACAGTAAAATCGTCATGTCTCACCCATCTTCAACAAAAGTTGAAATGGCCACTTGGAAAAAGACGTTTGACTTTCGAGGAAGCGCTGCAAGGTGTACCAGGAATCCTTGCATCTATGAGAGTCAAAACATCGGCAGGTTACCCTCT